GGAATGTATCAAACGTTGGGTTTGGTACTGGTAAAAATGGAATACGAACGGATAAGGGGTGTATATATCCGTTAGAGGAAGATAGTCGAGATATTTTAGAATCTTTTGGTATGGAGTTCGTAAGGAAGGAAAGGATGTTATTAGCTTCTATGCCAGGAAGTCATCGAATTAAGGATGGAAAACCAACTGCTATAAATTCAGTTAAAGTGAATGGTAGGTGGGTCAAATATGAACCCATATTTGTTTTTAAAAAAGTGGCACAGTAATTGCTACTATAGTAATATATGACAATTTAAGGAGATTTACAGTGAAAATTTCAAAGCAAACATTTGATATAATGAAGAATTTTACTACAATTAACGTTGGGATTTTGATAGAGAGTGGAACCACATTACAGACTATTTCCAACCAGAAGAATATACTTGCAAAAGCAGAGGTTCCAGAACATTTTGATACTAGGTTTGCACTGTATGATTTAGTGCAATTTTTGAATTTGGCAAATTCACCAGTGTTAGTTGGTGGTGAATATGATTTTAGTGATGACTACGTTAAGGTACTTAAGGATGGTGTTAGTTCAACATACTACTATTCTGATGAAAGTACAATCAACATTCCCCAAAAAGAAGTAAATATGCCAGACCCTGAGATTAGATTTGAGTTAACTGAAACCGATTTGTCTACAATTAGGCAGATGGCAGGTATTTTGGGTAAACCTGATATATGTGTTAGGGGTACTGGTGACGATCAACATATATCTGTTCTTGATGTTAAAGATCCAACCAGTAATACTTTTGATATGGAATCTTCCATCAGTTCAAATGGTGATGACTATGAAATGCATTTCAAGGTAGATAATATTAAGATTCTAAAAGGAAATTATGATGTTGGTATTTCTTCACAAGGAATCGGACATTTTGTACATCAGGATCTTGATTTGGAATATTGGATTGCATTAGAACCTACTTCACAATATGGAAAAGGTGATGCGTAATGAGAGAACATTTGTTATGGGTAGAGAAGTATAGACCAAAAAGTATAGAGGAGTGTATACTTCCAAGTGAAATTAAGCAGACTTTTAATGAATTTGTTTTGCAAGAAGAAATACCTAATTTGCTGTTGTCTGGTAGGTCTGGTATTGGCAAGACTACTGTAGCAATGGCATTATGTAATCAGATGGATTCCGATTTCATCATTATAAATAGTTCTGAAGATGGTAATATAGATACATTACGGACTGATATAAAAACATTTGCCAGTACAGTTTCTTTGTCTGGTGGAAGAAAGGTGGTGATCCTAGATGAAGCTGATTACCTTAATCCGCAATCGACGCAACCAGCACTCCGTAGATTTATGGAAGAATTTAGCAAAAATTGTAGGTTTATTTTCACTTGCAATTTTGCCAATAGGATTATTAGTCCGTTACACTCGCGGTGTTCGGTAATCGAATTTAAGATACCCAAATCTGAATTGCCTATATTGGCAACGGATTTTATGGAACGAATTATTCGGATATTGAAAATTGAAAATGTTACACTGGAGAGTAAAAAATCACTCAGTGAACTTATATTGAAATATCTTCCTGATTGGAGAAGGGTACTTAATGAGTTGCAGAGGTATTCAGTTGGGGGTGTAATTGATGTCGGTATACTGAGTAACTATGCAGATGAGGAATTTAAAAGTCTTATTCTATTTCTTAAAGGTAGGAATTTTGGTGAGATTAGGAAATGGGTAGTAAACAATTTAGATAATGATGCAGCTGCGTTGTATAGGAAGTTGTATGATTCCCTATATGATTATATCAATCCAGAGATGATCCCACAAGCAGTATTGGTACTTGCAGAATATAGTTACAAATCTGCATTTGTTGCGGATCAGGAAATAAACATGGTTGCATGTTTAACAGAAATAATGGCAACAGAGGGGATGTTCCAGTGAAAGATAGAAATTCAGTACAGTACTATGGTGAAGTTCCTATGTTTAGTTGGATTGATCTAAATCCAGTTGAGTTGTGTAACAGAACATGTTTTTTTTGCCCAAGAGGACACGATTATCCGAATACAAATGATCATATGGATATATCCACCTCAAGTAAACTAGCAGATGAATTGGAGAGGGTTGGATATGATGGGAGTATTAATATATGTGGAAATGGTGAACCTTTATTACACTATGACATTACTGGGTTAATTGAATCTTTAGATGGTTTTTATGTTATGATTGTAACAAATGGTGATAGATTAGATAAGAATGCAGTATATAACTTATATGAATCTGGATTAGATCATATAAATGTGAGCTTATACGATGGGGAAGAACAAGTTGGTAAATTTACTGAATTATTTGATAGTATGGATGTGGGTGGTGACAGGTATACACTTAGACATTATTATAGAAGTGATGATCTCGATTACGGAATGACAGGATTGAATAACAGAGCAGGAGTTATAGATTTCGGAGATCCTGAACCAGATGACAATCCATGCTATTATATGCATTATTCGATTATGGTGGATTGGAATGGTGATGTATTATGGTGCTTACAAGATGTATATGGAAAGGTCAGTACTTTTGGTAATGTGAACGAGGATAGTATTATGGATATATGGACTTCTGATAAAATGAACAACGCAAGAAAGTTGTTGTACAAGACTCGTTCTAAGTTTACACCATGTAAAGATTGTAATGTTGAAGGAACCAGATACGGTGAAAATCATGTTAAAGAATGGGTGAGGGGATATGAACAATTTGCAAACCAGAGTATCAGTAACGGAACGTAAACGATTAGATTTAGATGCCGAATTTACCTATTTGAGTAGGAATATGTTGGTGGGTGAACACCCATCCACAATACATGAAGGGATGTTAGAGTATGTATCAAATGATGGACTTTCCCTTTATCCTGATATGGAACGTCTGTATGAGAAGTTGGGTAGGTATTTAGCTATAGGTTATGATTATGTAGATAGTTTTTCGATGGAAAATCTGTTGATAACTTATGGTGTGGAAGGTGCGTTTAAGACAGTTTTTGAAACTTATGATCTGGTTGGTGAATCTGTTGGTGTATTAACACCAACGTGTGCCATGATGCATGTGTATGCTGAAGCATTTGGTGTTAATGTTATTAAGTTGTCTGGAAATGCACCCGACTATGAAATTACTGTTGATAAAATTATGGATATTATACCTAAAATTAAAGTTCTGTTTATGGATAATCCAAAATGCCATATGGAGAATTATTTGAATAGTGATGAGGTTTGGGAAATAGTTAATTGTGCCGAATATCATGGGGTGTTAGTATTTTTGGATGAGATATATACTGGTTATGGAACTGAAGGATTTCTGAAGGAAGGGTCTTTTGATATCGATAGATTTGACAATTTGATAGTGAGCTCGAGTTTTAGTAAGTCTCATATGTTACCATCATTGAAATTTGGATGGTTACTTACAGATAAGAAAACGAAGATCGAACTTGAAACTACTAGGTATACATACGAATCTAGTTATCCAACATGTAGTATTGCTGAATATGTTTGTGATAATCCAGAATATTTTGAGTATTTTAGAGAATCTGTTGTGATTAAACGTGATAAATTCATGGAGCAGATGGTGATAAAGGAACGTGCTGATATATCTTCACATGTAAAAAGTTTTATGCCACATGCTGGATATATATACAATATTAGATTGTATTCTGAGGACAAACAACACGTCAATAGAATCAATCAGAATTTCTTAGATAATAAGCTTGTTGTGGGTACGCATGAGGATATGAATTTATATTTTTCCATACCGTTGAACGATGATGTAGAACGTGCTGTATACAGATCATTAGAAATGGGTGATAAACATGAGTGATTTATACGGTGATCCAATAGTTGAGGAAGTAGAAGAAGATTTTAAAATAGAGAAGAAGTCTTCTGCTTATTTTTTCAATGCGATATGTGATAAAAGAGATGTGATAGAAGAAAATCCAGATTTGGAAAGGGAATATATTCCTTTTGTGATTAATAAGTATTTTTCTTATCATCAGGATTGTGTTTCAGATGCGAATGATATGAATTTATATCCGTTCTTGAGTAAGAAAATGCAGTTTGACTATTTTATAAATAATATAAGGAAACGGAAACGAAAGTTATTATGGGAAAATGAAAAGGTGAATGGTGACGTTTCCTTGATTAAAGAATATTTTAAAACTAGTCTTTCGAAGGCAAAATATATATATAAACTCATGGGTATTGAAGATATGGGGGTGATACGAAAGAGATTGTTTAAAGGTGGTCTGAAAAAATGATAGATACGATGATTGAGGTAAAGATTAATGAACCAGATGATTTTTTAAAAATCAGAGAAACGTTGAGTAGAATTGGAGTTTCATCACGACAAGAAAAGAAGTTATTTCAATCTTGTCATATTCTACACAAGCAAGGGAAGTACTACATAGTGCATTTTAAGGAGTTATTTGCACTGGATGGCAAACCCACAAATATTAGTGAAAATGATTTGGCACGTAGAAACACAATTTCTAATTTGTTGAGTGAATGGAGTTTACTTGAGTTGATTGGGGGTGTTATAAAGGAGAATCTTGCACCATTGAATCAGATTAAGATATTGTCACATGCAGAAAAGGGTGAGTGGGAATTAATACCTAAATATAATATTGGGAGAAATAGTAGAGATGGCAATGTACAGAGTCAGACGAGAAATTATAACCACCAGTGAAGGTGTGGTATACGCAGACAGTATCGAGGAAGCTAACACTAAACTCATGTCTGGTGAGTGGGAGTATGGTAGGACAGAAACTACCGATGACAAAATAGTTTCATGTGAAGAAATTGTTGTGGTTGAGGATGATACCTAACCTTGGCACGATAATTGCTCTTATATATAATAGTAGCATGATTGCCGAATTGTTCGGGATCAGCTAAATTTTAATATTAATTTTTCTTGCTTAATGCAAAAAGGAGAAAAAAATGACAACGTTAGTGTCACAAATCCGTAAGTTTGATCCGTTTTTTGTTGGTTTTGACCAACTGTTCAACAATTTAGTCAACTTTGACTTTGATCGGAGTCCGACTACATATCCACCTTATAATATCGTTCAAGAGGACGATTACATCTATGCGATTGAACTTGCAGTTGCTGGTTTCAGTGAAGACGATATTAGTATCCAGCACAAACCAGAAAATGGTGTTTTGACTATTGAAGGTAATGCACCAACAAATGGTACGCAAAATTCTATGATATATAAGGGAATTGCCGAAAGGAGTTTTTCACGAAATTGGACTTTGGCAGAAAATGTGGAAGTGCTTGGTGCTAGTTTAGAGAATGGACTATTACGAGTTGAACTTGAAAAGCAAGTACCAGAAGAAAAGAAACCAAAAACTATTAAGATTGGTGAAGGTACTAAAAAAGTTAGTAGTAAGAAACAACTTCTTACAGAAGAAGAATAATATTAACATTTAACTACAGGGGGATGCTGTTCTATCCCCCTATTTTTATTGGGAGAATATGGAATTTTATACAAGTGTGCAATCATTGGGTGATAATATCTTGGTGAGGTCATATGAGAACGGTGAGAGAATATCATATCGTGATAACTTCAACCCCACCTTGTTTGTGCCTGATGGTACAGGAAAGTCTGAGTTTAAGACTATTCATGGAAAATCTGTAGCAAAGGTGAATCCAGGATCGATCAGTGATTGTAGAGATTTTATTGATGATTATAAGGAAATTGAAAATTTTGAAGTTTATGGTTATACAGATTGGTCACAACAGTATATTGGTAAGAATTTTCATGGAAATGAATTTGATATTAGTAAGATAAAGATATGCACACTCGACATTGAAACTACATCAGATAATGGATTTCCAGATGTGGACACAGCAAGAGAGTCAATAATTGCAATTACTATACGCGATAATATAGATGACCAATACTATATTTTTGGGGTTGGTGAGTATGTGCCGAATGTAGATAATGTGCATTACCTGAATTGCACTGATGAGAAGGATTTGCTTGAAAAATTTATTAAGGTTTATCAAGTACTTAAACCTGATATCATAACTGGATGGAATGTCAAGTTTTTTGATATACCATATTTGGTTAAACGTATAGAGAGATTGTTTAGTAAGAAAGAAGCTAAAAAATTATCACATTGGAATTATATACGTGAACGGACTGTAGTCGTGATGGGTAGGTCAAATCTGTCTTATATATTGTTTGGTGTTGCTCAATTGGATTATTTAGATCTGTATAAGAAATTTACGTATACCAATCGTGAGAGTTATAAACTAAATTACATTGCACAGGTTGAGTTGGGTGAAAAGAAGATTTCTTATGATGAGCATAGGACGTTGACTGAATTATACAAGAATGACTATCAGAAGTTTATTGATTACAATATGAAGGATGTTGAGTTAGTTGATAAGTTAGAGGAAAAATTACGACTAATTGAGTTATGTGTTACGATGGCATACGATGCTGGTATCAATTATGAGGATGTGTTTTCACAGGTCAGATTTTGGGATGCACTTATATACAACCATCTAAGAAAAAAGAACATAGTGGTTCCACATAAACCAAAAAATCCCGATAAACCAGAATTTGTTGGTGGGTATGTCAAAGAACCACAATTAGGAATGCACAATTGGGTTGTTTCCTTTGATTTGAATTCACTATATCCACATTTGATTATGCAGTATAATATTTCACCAGAAACTTCTAGGAAAGATTTACCTAAGTTTTTTGATTCACATGGGAGTTTGGTGGATGAGTTATTGAAAGAGGTTGCACTTCCAGATGAGATTATGGAAAGGGAAGATGTAACAATGACTGCGAATGGTTCTTTGTATAGTAGAGAGAAACAAGGCTTTCTTCCAGAATTGATGCAACAGTATTATAATGATAGGGTTAAGTATAAGCAGATGATGATTGATTGTCAGAAGTCTGGTGATTTGGAGAATGTATCTAAGTATGATACTTATCAGATGGCAAGGAAAATATCATTGAATAGTGCATATGGGGCATTGGGTAATGAATATTTTAGATATTTTGATGTAAATCAGGCAGAAGCTATTACTACATCTGGTCAATTGGCAATACGATGGGTTGAAAAGCACATCAATAAGTATCTTAATGACGTATTGAAGACAGATGATGATTATGTTATTGCATCTGATACTGATTCGGTGTATATAACTATGGATTTACTTGTAGATAAGATGGGGATTGTGGATGCGGATAAGGCAGTGAATTTTCTAGATAAGGTTTGTTCAGAGAAAATAGAACCACTTATTGATGAGTGTTATGAAGATTTGGCAGATTATTTGAATGTGTTTCAGCAGAAGATGATTATGAAACGTGAAGTTATTGCTGATAAGGGAATATGGACTGCCAAAAAACGGTATATGTTGAACGTACACGATAGTGAGGGAGTGAGGTATGACGAACCAAGATTGAAAGTGATGGGTATCGAGTCTGTTAGGAGTTCGACTCCGAGTGCATGTAGGGAACGATTAAAGGAATCTATTGAGTTGATTATGAATGAATCTGAAGATGTCGTAGTTGATTATATAGAAGATTTCAGAGAGGAGTTTAAAACATTGGATTCTTCTGAAATTGCATTTCCTAGAGCAGTACGTGGGTTGAAAAAGTATCATAGTTCATCTGATTTGTATATAAAGAGTACACCAATTCAGGTTAAGGGTTCGTTGATATATAATAATGTTTTGAGTAAGAATGGGTTATCTAAAATATATCCAACTATAAATGAAGGTGAAAATATTAAATTCTTATATTTGAAAGAACCAAATCCAACTTATGATAAAGTGATTGCATTTATCGATGAATTACCAGAGGAATTTGGGTTGAATAAATATATAGATTACGATACTCAGTTTAATAAAGGGTATCTAGAACCTATAAAGTCCATTTTGGATGTTATGGGATGGGAACATGAACGAGTTAGTACATTGGAAGGATTTTTCGCATGAGTAAAGTAAAACCAGAACCGTTTTCCTATAATGCAACGGTAGTGAAGATTATCGATGGAGATACGGTGGATGCATTAGTTGATGTTGGATTTTCGATTATGACCAAGAAACGGATTAGATTTTTGGGGATCAATACACCCGAATCCAGAACACGTGATAAGGAAGAAAAGGTTAGGGGATTGGCAGCTAAAGATAGGGTTGTTGAATTGTTGTCTGAAAATGACAATAAATTTGTATTGAAATCTCATGGGGTTGGTAAGTATGGTAGATGTCTAGGTGAACTATTTGTAGATGGTCACGAAGAATCTATCAATCAAGTTTTAGTTAATGAAGGACATGCAGTAGAATACTGGGGTGGAAAAAGATGAGAGTATACGAATTGGCAAAGGAATTGGGTACGGATTCCAAGACTGTCATTCAGATTTTGAAGGAAAATGAAAGTATTGGAACTGTTAAGAATCATATGAGCAGTGTTGATGAAGACCAGAAAGGGGTGGCCAGACTTGGTTTAAAGTTAGATGAAACTTCATTTGACGAATATGTTGATGATGACATTAAAGAGAAGCTACATCGAATTGAACCAAATCTATATGTTGATGATGACATCGTTAACGATGATGGTGATTTTGGGTTTGTGAAAGGAACTGCTGGTACTACTGAGGATAAAGAAGTGGAAAAACAAGAAGTAATAGTAGAAAGACCAACAGGATTTTGGGGTTGGCTAAAGGGGTTGTTTTAATGAGTGATTTTCTAGAAAGTTTAGTCAAGGACCTGGCAGATGAAAATACTACATTGGCAGTCGAGGGTAAGTCTTCAGCTGAATTTAGTTCTTTTATCGATACAGGTTCCTATGTACTAAATGCAGTATTATCGGGTTCGTTGTATGGTGGAGTGCCTAATAATAAGGTCACTGCATTTGCAGGGGAAACATCTACTGGTAAAACGTTTTTTGTATTGAGTGTCATAGCACAATTTTTGAAGGATAATGAAGAAGGTGGAGTTATATATTTCGATACTGAAAGTGCTGTTACTAATGAGATGTTGCAAGTCAGAAATATACCACTCCATAGTTTGGTTAAATCTGAACCTGATACTATAGAGAAGTTTAGGCATACTGCTTTACAAATTATAGATAGGTATTTAGAGCAAGATCCCGAAGAACGAAAACCCATGTTGATGGTTTTAGATAGTCTTGGTCAGTTGTCTTCAACTAAAGAAATTGTGGATACGGCAGAGGGTAAGGAAACCAGAGACATGACGAAAGCACAGGTTCTGAAAGCTGCTTTTCGTGTATTGAGCTTGAAATTGGCAAAGGCGGGGATTCCATTGATAGTTACGAATCACGTCTATGCGGTTGTCGGGTCATATATACCACAAAAGGAGATGTCAGGTGGTTCTGGTTTGAAGTATTCTGCATCCTTGATTGCACTTTTGAGTAAGAGAAAAGAACGTGTAGATAAGGAGATTGTTGGGAATTTCATTAAGGTGAAGATGGAAAAGAGTAGGATATCTAGAGAGAATAAGGAAGTTGAGGTTCTGCTTAGGTATGAAACAGGTCTGGATAGGTATTATGGATTGGTGGACTTGGGTGTGGAGGCTGGAATATTTAAAAAGGCAGGAAATAGGATACAACTTCCAGGCGGCAGTAAGGTTTATGAGAAAGTTATGTTGACAACACCATCGGAGTATTTCACACCTGATATTATGGATCAGATCGAGGAATACGTGCAGGGTGAATTTAAATATGGAATGTGGGGAGAAACTGAGGAAGAAATAGTAGAGGAACCAACTGAAGAACCGACTGAATAAATTATAGGAGTTAGTGATGAGTAGGATAGAAGAAACTATTTTACGTAATTTGTTATACAATGAAGATTATGCAAGAAAGATAATGCCGTTTGTACAAGGTGAATATTTCCAAGATTATACGGAAAGAGTGATATTCCAGACTATCAATGAGCATACGGAAAAGTATAACGTAGCACCCACCAAAGAAATTCTAGAGATCGGTTTAAATGAGTCTTCTGAACTCTCTGAAGACAAATTTGAAGATGTCATAAAATATATTGATAATCTAGAACAACAGAAAGATCAGGATACAAATGTAGATTGGTTGCTTGATGAAACTGAAAGGTTTTGTCAGGAACAAGCAGTATATAATGCACTAATGGAGTCTATTGGTATCCTAGAGGATACTAGTGGAACTAGAGGTCAGGGGGAAATTCCAGAAATACTAACAGATGCATTAGCAGTTAGTTTTGATCCACATGTAGGACATGATTATATAGAGGATTACGAGAAACGTTTTGAGTTTTATCACGTTAAAGAGCAAAAAATTGAGTTTGATCTAGAGAATATGAATAGGATAACTAAGGGGGGGTTAAGTAAGAAGTCGTTGAGTATTGCACTTGCAGGAACTGGTGTTGGAAAAAGTTTGTTTATGTGCCATGTTGCGAGTGCCTGTCTTAGTCAAGGAAATAACGTACTGTACATCACATTGGAGATGTCTGAAGAAAAGATTGCAGAGAGAATTGATGCAAATTTGCTGGACGTTAAGTTAGAGGATCTTAGATCATTATCTAAAGGGATGTATGATAGCAAAATTTTGAATTTTAAAAAGAAAACAGCTGGTACATTGATCATAAAGGAGTATCCTACAGCACAAGCACATACAGGACATTTTAGGCATTTGATTAATGAGTTGAATTTGAAAAAGGAGTTCAAACCAGATATTCTATTTGTCGATTACCTAAATATATGTACGTCTAGTAGAATTAAGAGCAGTATGTATACTAATACGTATACCTATATAAAGTCTATTGCAGAAGAATTAAGAGGGTTGGCAGTAGAGAAGAATATTCCAATAGTCAGTGCTACTCAAACTACACGTACAGGATTTGGCAATACCGATCCAGATTTGACAGATACTTCTGAAAGTTTTGGATTACCAGCAACTGCTGATTTCATGTTTGCATTGGTACAGACAGAAGATATGGATAAGTTGAATCAGATATGTGTTAAGCAGTTGAAGAACAGGTATAATGATCCGACATATTTAAGGAGATTCATATTGGGTATAGATAGGAGTAAAATGAGGTTGTATGATATAGATGATTCAGAACAATTAACTGGATATACAGAATCCGATGATAGTGATGAGGACGTGTTTGATGAATTTGGTGATTCTAAGAAAACTGGATTGAGTTTTGAAGGGTTTAAGATATGATTAAAGTTACATTAGCAAAAATAATACATTGGGGGTTATTACTCTGTATATTTTCAATTATTGGAATAATCATCGCGATGGTTGCAATGCAATCGAGGGGGTAGAAATGTTAAAAACTGCAATAGAAATTGGTGTTGTTTTCGGTACAATATTTCTTGGTGGTTGCGTAACTACAGTACAATATGAAGTTCCACATGATGTGATTCGGATACACCATGAACCACATTATAGATATTATGCATATGCACCAAAACCAAGGCCAAGACGGATGTATTATTACAATCGGTTATGGTATGATGAACCATCAACTATAGTTATACGAAGTAATGTAGATCGTCAACGAGTTCCGAATTCAAAATTGTCAACACATTTTCGTA